AAACGCAAAGAATCAGAGGGGTGGGGATAAATGGCTCAAGGTAGAATCACTTTCGCCCGTTCGTTCGCCCGGCACGGTATGCCTGCGACACTGATCCGGATCGGACCCCCCGCGCTTGAGATCCCCATCACAGTTCTCCGCCGGTATGCGGAAGAGTCTCCTGTGGCACATGAAATAAGTCAACAGGATACCCGGTTTACTTTGGAATATGCAGACTTGGTGTCCAAAGGTTTTCCTGTACCACCGAAGAAAGGAGACCGTATTTTGAAGACTGGTGATTATTTCACCATCTCTTTGGTACGTCCCCTGGAAACCCATGGTGAGCTTGTCGGCTATGAAGTCAGGACGACAGGGGGATAATATGGCAACCGGATCACTTATCAAGGTAAGCGAAGACTGGAGGATTAACCCCGGAGATGGAAAATTCCTGCGGGTTATAACTGCAAACTTGGCTATGGACACTTTGAAAAGGGATCAGATGACAAACCGGTTCCCAAAGTTATCCACTGACTATCTGAAGGTGGTGGACAATAAATTGGGCGCCAGTGAGTTCGGGGTCCGGTCTGGGGGAACTATCGTTTACCAGAATAATTCCTCCACCATGGATGAAATGTTGGCCTGGATAGCGGAACAATTGGTTATACGGTCGCCATATCGGAATAAGCGTCCACAGGATGTTAAGGGCTTCCGGTCATCTCATTACGAAGATGCCCATTTGTACATGGTAGATGGCCGAGCGGTAATGTCTATCGACAACACCACGAATATTGTTAGCTTCCGGCGGAATTTTAACACCGTGAAGCATACTCAGGGGTCCAAGCATGTGTTTGTTAACACTATGCCCTATGCTCGTCGTATAGAGCACGGTGGAGGCTTGACCCATACCAGCCGAGCACGGAGAATAAAACGAGGGAAGAACAAAGGGAACATGGTTATATCAAAGACTCGTTCCCTCGCATGGTCCATGCAAGCCCCTAGCGGGGTGTACCGGGCGATCGAACGGGCGGCCAAAGCCAGGTTTGGAGAAAGCGTGAGAATAAAATACACTCGGCTCCAATTGTCACTCCCCTATAAATTTGGGGCAAGGTTAGGGATGACTTCCCAGTTTTATCCAGCCCTGGTCATTCGGCCTAAGAGCGTAACGAAGGGGGTACTATGAGCAGTAAATTTGTAAGGGACGCAGTAAAAGCCTTCTTGGATGCTAATTGGGGCAGTACAACAATCGCCGGTGAAGAGAATGAATTTGATGATCCCCCAGAGGATCTTGCCCCATGGCTAACCTATGGGTTTATTTCATCCGGTGAGTCCAAGTTGTCAATCGGCTCTTCTGTTAGTTGTTATCTGGAGGAAGGGCAGGTTATCATTACAGTGTTTGTAGCCTCCGGCACCGGTAGCTCCGTCGCCCTTGGGTACGCAGAGAGTGTTCGGGCATTGATGCGATCGGCGTCATTTCCAGGTGGTCTTCGATTTACCACGGTAGATCCACCCGAAACCGCATTTCCTTCACAGGTGAATGCGTCAAGTGGTAACTTTTTTGGGTATCAAGTTGCTGCCCAATACACTTATAATTATTCGGCATAAAATAGGAGACTCCTCATGCCTGTATCCAGTGATTTAGTTCGCATTTCCATAGGCGAAGAAGGTGCCGATGATTACGGTTCTGAAACCGCTTTACCTACTACCTTTTATGAGTTACCTATAACGTCGGAAGGGATGATGCCCGAGGTTCAAGTATCCCTGTCTAATTTGCAGAGTGATAATCGACAGGTGCTAGATTCCCTGTTGAACGGGATCAATGCCCAAGGAGACATTAGTACCGAGTTGGTAATTTGTCCAGCTCTCAAGTTAGTGCTTGAATCTGCAATGGCAAATGATGTTGATCCTGCCCCAGCCCCAGTAGGAGGAGCTGACCCGGCGAACATGGAGGAGGTAAAAGTCGGAGTGCTTCAAAAATCCCTGGTAGTTGTAAAACGGTTTCCTGATCCAGAGGGAACCCCTGATGTAGATTTCCTGTATCACATCATAACTGGCGTAGTTGTAAATACACTCAACGTCAATACGAGCCCTGGCAGCCCTGTGGCTTACGGCCGTGGCCTAATTGGTAAGGAGTATGTTGTCGGTGCGACGGGTGACACTGGCCTCGGGGAAGCTGGGATTATTGATATTGTTGATGTTGCTACTGCTACTCCTGTTGTTGATCCGGTTGTCTTGAGATCCCCGGATGTTGTTAATCTTCAGTTCGGCGGGGCGCCACTTACGGATGCTGCCCTGGGTCGGTGTTTCGGTAACTTCGGGTTCACTTTGAACAATAATTATCGTGGCATTCAGTGCATAGGTTCCCTGTTCAATAAAAATGTTGCCATTGGTCGTTGTGAAGTTGATTTGACAGCGACGGTTCATTTCTCAGATAACCTGCTGATGGAAGCCGTGTTAGCTCAGTCAGAACATACGATGTTGTTCCGTGTGCAAAAAGCAGATTCTCCGATAACTACTTTTGAAGGGATGTTTTCCTCCTTGTTCCCCCGGATGAAGTTTGCCGGGGATTCTGTGGTTGCCGGTGGGACAGGAACCGATGTGGTTAATGACCTCAGTATGAACGCACTGTACGATAGCTCTGAGGAGTCTACGTTGACGATCCAATGGGGCGACTCAACACTTGAGCCGGTCTAAAGAAAAGGGGTGTGATGCGGCCACCCGAATAATCGGTTCCTGCGGTCGATTATTTCCGTGTCACACCCTCCTTATTATCTCGCAGGATAAGATACGCAGGTGAATTATGAGCGGTTTTCAAGGTTTAGATCTTTACAAACGTGACGATGATTTGGAAGGTGAACTAGGGATTGATGTCGATCTGAGTGAATCAATCAGTATCCGGATTCTTCGCGCTGGTGGCGGAAACAAGAAGTTCGGTAGATCATACACCAGAATCACGGCACCATTTCAACGCCGGATGCAGGCTAAACAAATGGATGATGCTACGAGTGATCGTTTGCATTATGAAATTTATGCCGAATCCGTTGTTATTGGCTGGAAAGGGATTCGGTTTGAAGGCTCGGATGAAGATGCCCCGTTGACCAAGGAGAACGTGGTTAAGTTGTTCGTTGAGATGCCGGATGTTTTCGATATTATTCGGGATGCCGCTATGAACATGGCGTCGTTCAGAAAAGAAGAGTTGACGGCAATGGTTGATCCATTGGGAAACTCGTAACGTGGAAATTGGAATGGGGAAAGTATGAAAGGAACCTAGAGGATCTGGTTGCTTCAGGCGGCGAATCTAAAGCCTTGGAAAACAGGCCAGAGATTGATGGAGTGGAATGGTTATGGAATGCTTATATAGAACTTTCCACTTGTCGCCCGGTAGGTTTCGGGTTCGCCCCTATTCCATGGACCGCAATTCAGTTGTATATTGCGGTAAACAAGTTGAATGGTGAAGATGAGGAACTTCTGAATCATTGCATTTCTACGTTAGATGGAATACAACAGGAACACAGCAATAAAGATAAATAATGCTGTACTTTTGATTTGTCACGGAGGCTTGAGTTATGCCCACATCTACATCACAAGAGCACTTTGTACGAATCCGAGTTGTCAGCCGAGATGCCGCAAAGCAGTTAGGTAATATGGACAAGACTCTAAAGAAGACCCAGAAATCCGTGGGCGGTCTTCAGCAGTCTTTTACTCGGCTGAATGGTGCCATTGGTTTATTGGTCGGGGCTAACCTTATCGGTGGAGCAATTAAAGGTGCTGTCCGTTTAGTTGATTCCTACCAGGAACTCGGTGGTCGGATCAAGCTGGTTGCAGATGCTACTGTGGGGCTAGAGCAAGCCCAGGATGATCTTAATCAGGTCGCCATGGATACCTATAGTTCCTATGATGCTATTGGCACCCTGTACGCCCGTATGGGGATGTCAATGAAGGGGTTGCAGGTAGCCCATGAGGATCTGATTAGTGCGACCGAAACTGTAGCGATTACTCTCCGGCTCTCCGGCGCATCTGCCCAGGAAACCAGATCCTCCATGCTTCAGTTATCACAGGCTATGGCTTCCGGTAAGTTGGCTGGCGACGAGTATCGTTCAATCTCAGAGAATAATGTGGCGTTGATGGATCTGCTTGCTACTGCGTTGGACAAGACTCGCGGGGAACTCAAGAAAATGTCTAAGGACGGGCTGTTGACAACAACGGTGGTGTTCAATGCTCTGATTAAACAGCAGGAAAAATATAAAAAGCTGGTCGAGGGTCTTCCTCTCACTGTTAACCGGGCTATGACTAACTTAGAGACCGCTTGGCAATCGTTGCTAAACGAAAGTGCAGCGGACAATGGAATAGACACTATTGCCGAGTCTATTGACGCATTAGCCAGGACATTGAACGACCCAGCAACCAAAGCCGGATTTGCTTGGTTTATGTCCTTTGTAATAGATGGATTACGTTTGATGGCCGCAAGTGCCGGTTCCATAAGTGGTATGTTTGAAACCATAGGGGTTACTTTGAAAAGTGTCACTATTTCCAGGTTGGAGGAGGAGCATAGAGAAGAGCTGGAAGCTATTAGGGCGCACGATTTAGAAATACAGAATATGCGGGAGTTACAAGATTTGGCGAACACGGAAGACGCCAAAAAGATATGGGATGTCAAGATAGCTTACGCTGAGAAGGGGATGGCGGAGCTAAGGGAGAAGTTGAAAGACTTGCCCACTTTGTTTGGATTTAACTTGTATGAAGGATATTTCAGCGGCGATGATGAGATGGGCGCTGAGATGGATAGAATTGATAAAATTTTCAGGGATCTGGATAAAGCAGAGCTGAAGAAACTCCAAAATACTGGTTTGTCCGGGGGCGGAGGTGGCTCAGATAAAAAGACAGATATGGAAAAATATGCAGAATCAGTTATGAAAGCTGAGAATGCTGTGGATCTGTTGTTCCAGAAACATGCCTACTTGGATGAACAGATGACCCTCGGCAACATTGGGTCGGGCACATATATGGCAGAGCTGGATAAAATTCCTGGTGGCGTTGCACAGGTAGTATCCAGTTTGGAGGAGTATATAGATTCAGTTATAGCATTGGATCAAGAGCAAGAATACCTCTGGCAACAAGAGATGAAGTTGGTTGAGGCATTCAACCAAGGTAAAATTTCGCTGGAAGAGTTAACTGCTGCTCAGGAAAAACTGGGACTTGTTTCCGCAAAGGTTATACCTGATATTGAATCCATGGGCGAAGCCTTGACCATCGCAGTTGGTGGAGCGATAAAAGGATTCACTGGGGATTTATCTGATGCTATTGTGGACTTTGCTTTGCTTGGAAAAACAAGTTTTGCCGACATGGCAGAATCAATGGTAGCCAGTCTTGCAAAGGTAATCCTTCAGACACAAATGATTAAAGCATTGGAAACAGCGTTTCCTTCTCTTTTTGCAGATGGTGCTGTTTTCCAGGGGGGTAATGAGGTTACAGCTTTTGCCTCTGGTGGAGTAGTTTCTTCTCCGACAATCTTCCCTATGGCCGATGGAATAGGGCTCATGGGGGAAGCTGGACCTGAAGCTGTAATGCCCTTAACCCGTATAAATGGTAAGCTCGGGGTTCAATCAACTGGCGGAGGAACCACGGTGAATGTTATCAATAACTCCGGTGGAGAAGCCACCACTACGGAACGACCAAACGGTAATGGGGGAATGGACATCCAGGTTATAATTGAACGAGCTGTAGATAATTATGTGGGGAGCGGTGGTGCCAACTCCATGTTTGGAACCCAATTTGGCGCACGGCCAATTCCTAGATAAGAGGTAAGATATGACTATCCCTATTGCGCCGTATGCGAGTCTTCCGCCGATAAAGGTTCCAGTTGTAGCTTGGCCGACCAATTTATACGGATGCACTCATTGCGATAAGCCTTGTGTTACCGGGTGGAAAGAAGCAACAAACGACATGCGGGTTCGCACTTCTATGTCAGTTGGGCCACCGAAGACCCGCAGACGTTTCACATTGCCGATGAGAACGGTAAAAGTTACGATGAATTTCGCGGGGTATGATTTTGTAGAACTTCGCGCATTCTTTGAAGGGTCAGGAACCGGTGGGACAGGGGGAACAGAGGGAGGGTATAAGTTCTTTACGTTCCCGCATCCGTATGATGGGAAGACCCATTATTACCGCTTCCTAAAACCGCCACAGACATCTGATGATGGTCCGCTTCGATTCAATGCCTCAATGGAATGGGAGGAATTGTAAGTGCCGAGAACTACGTTAAGCGCGTTGGGTTTTGAATCGTTAACCGATCACGATACGGAAGCCGCGTGGGTTAGTTTCTTGTCTATCGGTCTACACCACAGGGAGAGCCAAAAGGTAAAGGACCAGTTTCAAACTCTTACCGTAGAAGGTGAGGATAGATTGTATGTGTGCGATAACAACGTCACCACGTTAGCAAAAGATCCCGGTGCCGGTGCTATTGAGCGAGCGCACATAGCGTTCCCTTTCAAAGTCACCCTTTCGGATTCTACAATCTCAAGGAAGCAAACGGTAAAGTTGGAATTTGATAATATTGATCGACTCCTGGTTGATGTGTTGCGGGTGGCTAAATACCCGTTGCAGCTCAACTACAGTTTGGGAATGGTCCTTAACGTATGGATTACAGTTACGGGGGATGTAGTAACAGCACAGGCAAAAACTTATGGACTTGAGCTGTTTGTTACCGATTTAGATTTGATAGATGTCTCATGGAATGAAACCGTGATAACCGGAACTTTGGTTAAGGATGATGTTCTTGGAAGAGCTTTTCCTTCTAATCATCCTTTCTACGAACACTATAATTTCCCTGGTTTATTTGGAACTTCGATTCCATTATGAGCCGGGTTACTGAATTCATAGGCATCCCATACGGGTTTAGAGATGAGCCGGGGATGGACTGTTATCAACTGGTTGTTGCTGTCATGGATAAGGTCTTCGGCAAACAGATACCAGACTACAATTTCGCTGGAACTTGGAAAACTGCGGATACTGGATTCCTTTCCCATAGCGATGAGTTTCTCAAAGTCAATAATCCGGAACCAGGGGATATTGTATTATTGTTGATCGGTGGTAGACCAATACATTGTGGGGTAGTAGTTAAGCCAGAGTCGATGTTGCATTCTTTACGCGGGTCTAATTCTTGTATTGAAAAATTCACCACAACTAAGTGGAAAAACAGAATTGAAGGATTTTACAGATGGGTGAACTAGCTACTTTAAATACACCGCTGGTCTCGGCAAAGAGTAATGTCTTTGAGAACTTTACTTTTGCTCCCGTATGCCTGCCTGACTACAGTACAGTTGAAGATTATTTCAAACAGATAGCTTGGCCTGCTGGAAGTAAAGAACTTACTTATGTATTTCTAAATGGCATTCGTTTGGATGACTGGGACTATATGGTGCAACCAGGGGATCATGTCCAGTTCGTCGTTGTGCCGGGTGGTGGCGAGGGAGGGGGCAAACAAGCGATGATGTTAATCGCCGCTGTTGCCATATCCATTTTCTCCGCTGGTATTGCTTCCGGGGCTATATTTGGAACGTATTTCACTTCGGCCAATGTGGTCCTCGGACTAAGTAGTGCCCAATTAGCCGGATTAGCCGTTGGTGTTGTTGGTAATCTGTTGATAGGGGCGGTATTCAAGCCTCCCGTTGCATCTAACAACAACGTCGAGGGCATGGCACCAACTGAAGAGGCGTTCGCTCCTAGCGCCATGATAACGGCTCAGAGCAACCGTGCCCGGATTGGAGGAGTTATTCCAAAGATTTTCGGCCATCATAGAATTTTCCCTGATCTGGCAGCCGTTCCTTACGTCATAAAATCCGCGTGTAAACAAACTCTCCATGCCCTTTATTGCACTGGCTATTATGCTGTGCCTAATACAGCCACCGCTGAATTTGGTGGGATTAACATTCAGGCTTTGCTGGTACAGGACCAAAATGATCTAGTTAGACAATACCCCGGGAAAGTTTATTACAAGTTAAATGCTGATGGAATTACCGGGTATAGCACCGGGCAGCCAGGAAATTATCACGGCAGACATGAATCAGAATCTATTGGGTTTAACCTCCCGTTGATTGAAACCCTCGATCAAATAGACGAGGAGGGCGGAGCGGATATGAAGTTAATATCTACTATCGTACAGTCCGCAAATGGCTCGGACGAATGCTATTTGGACTTCGTATTCCCGAGCGGTTTGTTTCGTACTGATAGTAGCGGGGTTGTTGTTGGTCATCGGGCCACAGTAAAAATTCAAACTGGATCGGGTGGTGACTGGAAGGATATAGAGAATAGTGATTTTATAGAAGAGGGTTTATCTTCTTGTATGCGGGAGGAGGCTGCTTATATTGAAGGGAGTATTGAAAAAGAAAACTTCGTGCAGCAGTATTGGGGAGAAATTAGTAAGGTGGTCAGCGGAGATGCTGATAGTGATGCCATAAATATTGTAGCCCCTTCAAAAGATTTATATAGGGACGACGGCTATGCTTTTTCCGACCAAACTAGAGGACTCTGGAATGGTGGAGAAGGAGAAGACAATAAAGGCCCAGATAGCGGGAAAAATGTCTATCTTTTTGATTTTCGATATACTGACTGGATAACTTCTCTCGAAGTTATTGAATATCATTGCCGCAGAGAAGTCCCTGGAAAACGGTTTAATATTTACTATGACATGAAGCCAAATGCCGGTGGTAGTTTTGCAGCAGGCACCTACCGGTTCGAGTTTTTTGTTTCAAGCGCGGCTAAGTACAACACTTTTGAAGGGACCGTTGGCATATTGGATAGAAAAGGATACATGTGGGCCAGCTCCCAGGCGACTGCTGGAGGAATACGAGCAGAAAGCGGATATACCACTTTAACTTCAGGGGATCAACCTCAACGGTTTTGGTGCCAGTTTGAATTGGGAGCAACGGTCCATTTGGGCGATTATGTTCGCATAGGGTTTACGTTAGATCAGGGATATTATGACGGAGATCCAGAAGTAATAGAGCTTCATCAGTTCCGTTTCCATGAACTCCGGTGCATGTTTACCACAGCATTGGACCAAGATGAAACGATTGAACCGGAAATAATTATTGCCGTAAAGAATACTTTGGAGGTTCCGGAGTATAAACGGATGACTCCTCCAAGTAGAGGGTTTCTATTCTACCCGGCTACTGATGCGGTTTGTGATTCAAATGCCGATTACAACGATCAAGATGTAGCCCCTGAAAAGTGTTTTGAAAAGCTGCCGGGTGGAGGATACACGGTAATTGCTGACCCAGTTGTAGTAGGTGTAACTGATAATGGGAGATTTACCGAGTACCGCATTTTTTTAGATAGAGAGTATGTCCATGGTGATGCTGAATATTACATTACTGAAAATGTTTATCCCGCAGGATTCCAAGTTGCCGGATTGACAAGAAACCCCTTGCACTTCGGGATCAGGCTTCAATGTCAATCTAAGCAACAGTTCCGCATCTTCAAAGGATCAGTGACCCCACAGAACTCGGTGGATAGTGTGGTGTTAAATGCTATCAACTCTAAGTCTCCAGGCTCCGCTGTAATAGCCCCACCTAACTCCGGAAATTTGGCCTACGGGATCATTGGGCTTACGGTGAAGGCGAACAATATAATCGGGCAGCAGTTGAAACCATATAGTCTGGAAGTTGATGGGGATGTTCGATCATACGACATTACTCCACACACGGACGATGACGGGGTTGAATGGCTTGATTATGATGACTCCCTTACTTGGGGAGATAACCTTGGGAAAGGAGTAACTTCCCCCAGATCAAACCCGGCGTGGGTGTATATGAATGTTCTTTTCGGGAATGCTTCCGACCGACCAGTTCCTATATTAAGAGATCAATTCCTCGGTGATTTTGTTGACCTTGCCGCCATGTCCAGATGGGCACAATTCTGTGACGATATGTATTTAACTTTCCAATTGGTTGTGGATTCGGTTAGTACCATAAGAGAACTCCTACAAACGATTTGTGCTGCGGGTATGGCCATGCCGATTAGGCCAGATGGTAAGTATTCCGTATTGTTTGATGGAGATCCTGAGAACTATGAACTCAACGAGGACACGGGTGTACTTGAGCCAATTCCAACGCAACTCATCACCCCGGAAAACAGTTGGGGTTTAGAGGCCACGTTAACCTATGTCCAAAAGACTCATGCCTTAAAGATGAAATACCTCCCGCTCCTGTCAACCACAGAAGCTACGGTAATTGTTTATGAGGAAGGATTCTCTGCCGGGACCATCGACGACCCAGGTAGTGATTATGATGCCATTGGATCAACGGCTCCTTGGAAGGCGACTATATTTGAGACTATCCGGCTGCCCGGTGTAACGGACTCAAATCAGGCTGAACTTCTTGGGCATTTTTATCTGGCGCAGAACAGGCTTCGCAGAGAGTATGTGAATGTCAGCATGGATATAGAAAACCTTATCTCTCTGGAAGGTGATGTTCTATCAATGGCGCATGATGTATTGAAGATGGGTGGGCAGGTAGCTTATTTTCGTGAAGTCTCGGTAGCAGGCGGAATTGTGACCGCTGAACTTGGGGAGCCTATTCCATATGACTCATCTGGAACTTCGATACGGTTCCGGTTATTTGTCAATAGCTCTCCAATACTAACTAGACCAATTGCTATTACGCTGGATGACACTGATCCAACTTTAATAGAGTTTAGTGATGCTTTTGGAATCCCTGAAGTTGGTGGAATGCTGGTGTGGGGGAGGAAGGAACTTGTCACCCAAGATTTCCAGATAATGAACATCAAGTACAATTCTGACCTTACTGCAAGGTTGACCATGCTTGAGTATATTCCGGAAGTCTGGAAGGCTACTGGTAGAAGTACCATCGGGGAAAGCCCAACCACCGGCACCGTTCCGGCACCAGAGAATGTTACCCTGGATCTCATTTGGCAATTTAACGCGGGTAATTGGGAATTCCAGTATGAGTGTGATTGGGATGATGTTCCTGGTATTACCGGGATGGGAGGAGTCTATAGGGTTAATTTCCAAAAGGCCGCCCTGAACCATATCATTGTGGAATCCTCTTATTACGCCAGTAATACATGGAGGAAGTTTGATTCTGAAGGAACTCAGGAAGTTTGTGTTCGGGCAGTTGATATGTATGGAAATCAATCTGAAGCAACCTGTGCCCTGACAAAGATAACATGCCCCGGTGAAGAGCCGCTCACCATGGCGGATATTAGTTCTAATATCGTAGGAACCCAGATTACGCTTACTTGGGATAAGCCTATTCAGCAAGATCCACGAGGCTACATATTGCGGCAAATGAGCGAGGCTGAATATCTAGCGTTGCCGGTCGATGATGAGACTGGGTTAATAATAGCTACGCCGGAAGATGCACATCCTATATCCGGGCTCGGCGATGAACTGATACCTTATGAAGTTACTCAGTATCAACTAGATGCACTTGTGACCTCTGCCGGTCTGGTGTTCTGCATTTGGTTGAAAACCGCATGTGATTACATTTCTCCAAGTGCCGCGTTCACTGTGTTGGACTACGACCATACAATAGGGATTAAACCTCTTCCAGATAAGAGCCTTTGGCCGGATGTTACGACCGGGGGGTTGCATGTGAATACCGCCGTTGATGGCTCTGGAAACCTTGTATTGGGCACTGACTCAAATGGCCATTACTATGGAGAGGGGTGGTTTATCTCTGCCTATTATGAGGACCACGGAACTTATCGAAGTGCTGTGGTAATGACCCCTTCCATTGTCGCCCCGGAGACCGGGCCAGAATCTTGGTTTGAGTGGCTGTTGGAAGAAATGATCCCGTTAAGTGTTGCTCAACCGTTGAGCGGTAAAATATTAAAACCGGAGGGGGATAAACGGTATGCTCAAATATACACTTGGCGAGATCCGGACATATCATCGGATTCTGCAATAGATGAGTTGCTGGATCTTGGGCAAGCGGCCAGGAACCTTCTGTCAGAAGCGGCGACTGTTTCTGGGATCAAAATTTACTTCGGAATCCGTTTGGTCAGTAACCTTAAAAACGTAACCCCGGTAGTAAATAGCGCAACGGTCTCCCGTGAATACCCATCCAGAACGATAAATGGAACCAAGGCAATTACTGTCCTCGTTGGCCAAACTATTGACACTTGGATCTCGTTTGCCTCAGACAGTGTGGATGGGTGCGTATTTATGCCAGATCAGCAACCTACCATATCTGTCACCATGGAAGATTTGGACGGTGTTATCATATGGGAGATCATAGACATCAATGAACTTGGGTTTACAATCCGAGTGAAAAACGCCCAGACCTCAAGTCCCGATGCCACCTGTGATTGGGTGGCCACTGGGTTCGGCAAATATTGCTCTTAGGAGATAAGTTATGAGTGGAACACCCTTACGCCCAATTGCCCCGGATGCGGATACCGGGTCAGATCTCGCGGATCTGCTAAACGCATGGACCCCATACCTTGCTTCCACCAGGATTGTTGCTGGTAGTGTACGTCCGCCGGAGGTTCTTGAGGGAGGCTTATGGTACAGGGGAGA